CAATTCTTCAACTTTCATATTATCCCACTCTAAATATTCTGGACTTCAGAGGTTTCTTGAAATTATAACCGAAATGTGAACCACTTCCACCAAAACTTGCGGCACTACTTGCCATGGTCAAAGCAAGTGCATCGGCTTTGTCGGGTGATTTAATTCCACGTTTTCGCATTTCGTCTTTTGATTCTATTTTTATTTTTCCACTTGAGGTATATTTATAGAGAGGCGCAGCCAATTCCGAAGCAAGCTCGTCATTTTCAGGAAGTCGGCAATTACGCTGCGCCAGCCAATCTTTAACTGCAAACCAAAGTTCTGCTCTTAAATTCAAATAGTTCTTTTTAGTCGCGGGAGCTTCCGCCACGTTCACCCCGCGCACAGGGAGATCTTGCTCTGCGAGGCGATCAACTACCCCTGATCCGAGTCCAATCACATCAACCAAAATTTCCGAAGGTTGTTCAATCGCAGTTGAGTCGTCAAATTTATTTTTCACCGCACCGCAAAGTTGCATCAAGTCCATGGAGGGGAAGGTAACGATGTCGAGTACGGTATTGCCTTGGCGCACACACAGCGCGGAGTTGTCGCCACCGAAGCGGGCAACGTCTAATCCCCACACGATGGGTGCGCTCGCGCTGAGAGCTACATCTCTACCCATCGCGGATCTAATCAGTTCCATTGGCACAACCGTATCATCGTCCGCGCTTGGAAACTCTCCCATCACTTCTACGCGCGAAACGGTTGAATCCTCTCCGTACTGTTCAATCATCTTTTGGAATAACTCTTTGTCTGTACCTTCGACATCGCGAGAATCAATCTGCTCAGTTTTCCAGAAAGCTCGTTTGGAATGGAAACTGTCGTAGAATGGCCCTGTATTTCTTCTAGGGTTAGAGAAGGTAAACCAATACCTGTTGGTAGTGGGTTCGGAAAAGAAACCTTCAGATACCGAGTAAATGGGCGCGGGAATACCAGAGGCTTCGTCCATGATTAGGCAAACTCCGTAAGTGGAGTGAATACCAGCGAACGCATCAGGGTTTTCTTCAGACCATAGTTGCGCTTGTGCGTAATAGTAGCCTGTATCTATTTTTAGATCGCGCACTAAGGCTTCTTCAAACCATTGTGCAGGTTTTATGGTGGTCGCTGTTTTTGCAAACCAATGTGAATGTATGGATAGCGTGAGCCACTTTCCTAATTCAGCCCATGTTCTACTTCTAAGCTGTTGTTCGGTGTTAGCGGTTACGATTATGGTTGAACCAAGTCTGGTAGATAACATCCATAAAATGATCCAAGCGACTAAAGCTGATTTACCAATACCACGACCAGAGGCAACTGCAAGCCTAAACATTTCAGGCATATCAATCGCATTGTTTCTTTGGATGTGTATTGAAATTTCCCGCAAAATTTTTTCTTGCCACTTCCTTGGCCCATCAAAATGCTCAAGGGGGGTGTTAGGTTCTCCCCAAGGGAACACAAACTTTACAAAATTTAATGGATCATCTTTGATGTTCAATGACCAAATAGAGGTCATCAATTCTTTTTCTTCTTTCGGACTATATTTCACTTTCTAAAAAATCAACAAAAAATTATTTCATTAGTTTATATATACATACACCCGCGTAGGTGGTTGACGGGGGGGTTGCTCGGAGAGTTAGAGCAACAGGCAACCGCCAACCTTTGCGCGTAATTTATACAGTAAGGGAGATAATGAGAAGTTACGCGCATTCTTGCCTTTATTTATTCCTTGTCCTGTTTCTTTTGTAGGAACTGATCCTTATTAATACTTACTTGTTCGCTTTTGCCCTCTATTATTCTACTATGTGCATCATTTAATACGTTAGCCAAATTTAATTGGTGTTGAACTTCTTGTTTATCCGCCCAATTATCTGGATCGCGATTTTTTAAAAAAAATATGGCCGATGTTTCTTTTCCATCCATAGCATTTTGAAATACTTTATTAGCCACTTTTTGCACAGCTGTATATCTACCTTTTTTTATAGCATGTTCAAATTGCTCATTTCTTTTCTTTTCTCTCGTTATCGTACTAATGCTACAACCCAGCAAAGTGGCTATTTGCGACTCGTTTAAACCATCTCCAGCCCATTGAGAAATTTGTTCATAATCTTGATCCGATAACTTTGATAACTTCTTTTTTCTGCCTGGTTTACCTTTTTTTTGTTCCATAATTGGATTTAATTGGTCTTTTTTAGATATATTTAAACTCTCCATATATCACGATTCTATAGGATTTATCATTATTCCCCTATATAAAAAACATACTTTTTTAATATTAAGTGTTGCAATGTGTATTATTATGTGTTGTAATGTACTTATTAATTGTTAAGTAAAGGAGATAAAACATGAAAGACTATATAAACCACCGCCCACAGTTAACCAGTAAAGAAAGGCGCGATCTTTTGGGTAAGTTTAGCGCGGACTTATTCATGGGCTTTATGACTATGTTTGCAATAGTTTCTATGGCTCTACTTGTATTTGGTTTAGAGGTGCAAAGATGACACAGCATAAAGCAATGATTGAAGAGGCCAGGCGATTACTTAGAAGTAAAAACGAAAACTTGCCGATACTATCCCACAACGTACAAGACGATTACTGGCTTTACACTTACCCATGCGGGAAGGTCGTTAAATCTTTTAACGATAAACGTAAGAGGGATATAATCATAAAAGAATCAAACCAATGATCGATTTTTTGCTATGGCTACCGTTGTTCCTCCTTTTACTGTTATTCATATCAACGGTGGCCGTAGCACTCTATTTAATTTTATTTAACGATGGGTAAGCTAAGACAATGGTTTCGCATTTGGCTAGATAGACAGATAGAGAAATCATTGCAACGCCAAGCAGATCGAATATTTAAAAGATCATCAAAAAAAAGACAAAGGCATAACCAATGATTACCAAAGGCGAAAACAAATACACTTTCAAACAGTATGCGCGGAAGGAAATAAGCAATTACTTAGAAGGTTTATTTGATAACCCCAGTAAACACATACCAAATTTTGATGATCTAACCTTTAACCAACAAGAGCAAGTGTTAAGACATATCAGCTTATTTGAAGATCGGATTAAGAAACTTATAGGGCAACCCATAGATGAATAAGGCAGAGGAGAGAATCATTCAAGCATTAAAGCAAGAATGGAAAAAAATGAACAAGGATCAACTAATAGAGTTATTACTCTACTATGTGAGGCCACACACTAAACCAAGATCAAAAAACGAAGGGAGATAACATGATTAATTATCCTGGCGGATGGTTTGACGAGGAACAATTACCAATAAGAAAGGAGAAACTATGACTTTTGAAATGGCGGAATATAAATATTATTGTCATCTAAGAGATAGCGGATATGTGGGCGAATTACCCTACGCAGATAAAAATACATCCATGCAAACACCTGAGGGTGATTGGCTACTTAAAGATAGCCAAGGACACAAAATCGCGGTGATATCCAAAGATGGGAAGGTGATCAGATGATTGAAAGTCTAACCATAGTCGTAGCAAGCGCACTACTAATACTAATTATTATCTTTGACGATAACTTTCCTGATTGCTAGTTTGGGCGAGGGCCACTAATCTTTTCCCCCTAAAAGATGGCCCAACCCCACCAAGAGATAATGTTTCCTACCACGCGCCTGCGACTTCCTTAACCTTTTGCGCTCACTCTCTAAGACTATCCAAATAATCTCTTTCTCCGCAAGCTCCTGCACGCACCTGCCTGCGGTCTTGCGATTGATCCCTGCCATCTGATAATAATAATTAATCGCATCATGGCTGCTCATAGTTTCCCACCGATAACGCTCAACCAAAAAGAATAAGAAATACTTAGCACCAATGGTTAAATCCCTCCTCGCGCACACGCCACGATACCATTTCCACAGCACGCGCCTTAGTTTCGCAAAGTCTTGATACTCTCTCACCTCGCGCAAGCGCACTAGCGCACTCGTACTCGGATCATCGATCTCCGTTGCTACAATCCACCACAACTTATCATGTTCTGCTCTCAATGTTTCTCCCCCTCGCTCTCGCACTTGCGCCCAGATGCAAAGATCGTTTCTTCTTCACTTGCAACTAACCCAAAGGTTAATTCACCTATCACGCTTAGACCGAATCTTCTCGCGCACGCGAGCGCATCGGCATAGCTCTCGGCTCTAATTTGTAGACCGTCCCACTCTTTGCCAT